ATGGTCACGGCTAGGGGAACCCTTGACCTTGCATCGCTCACGTCGATGCGCATCGACGTAGAAGGGGGCGAAAAGCCGGTTTTCGGCCTGTATCCGCTCGTCGCCGCCGAGGCGTTCACCGGTGACATCGGGGGCGTTGAGGTCGTGTCGAACGTCAAGGGGCTTGTGTCCGTCTCGCTCGTCCTCGTCAAGGGACGCATGTACGTCAACTTCGCGCCCAAGGGTACGGCCTTGATCGTCCGTTAGCGCCAACCTCGAAAAACTCCGTGTCTCCGTGTCTCCACGCGCTCCGTGTTAACCGGCCGGAGGGCGCATGGCGCGGACGCGACAGGCGCGTCCCTCCCGCTAGAACGCCCCCTTGAGCATTTCCATTCTCTTGGCGATCGTCGCCTCGTAGCCCTGGTCGGAGGGGATGTAATAGGTCTCCGGGATGCGCAGATAGGCCTGTTTCACCCAGGCGTCCTTGTAGGCGTGTGGATATTTGTAGCCGTCGTTCCGTTCGGCTCCGATGGCCTTCACATGGACGTTCTTGAGATGTTCGGGGACGGGCTGGACGGCGCCCGTCTCGACGTCGTGCATCGCCTTCTCCAGCGCCTCGTAGGAGCGGTTGGACTTCGGCGCCGTCGCGAGGTAGGTCGTGGCCTGGGCGAGCGCGATGCGCGCCTCGGGCATGCCGACGAACTCGACGGCCTGAAGGGCGCCGACGGCCACGGTGAGGCCGCGCGGGTCGGCGTTGCCGATGTCTTCGGAGGCGGAGATGACGAGGCGGCGCGCGATGAAGCGGGGATCCTCGCCGGCGACGAGCATCTTCGCGAGCCAGTAGAGCGCGGCGTCGGGATCGGAGCCGCGAATCGACTTGATGAACGCGCTGATCGTGTCGTAGTGGCCGTCCTCCTTCTTGTCGTACTGCACGACGCGGCGCTGGACGCATTCCTGGATGACGTCGAGCGTGAGGTGCGTGACGCCGTCAGGAGAAGGGGGGGTCGAGCGCACGGCGACCTCAAGGGCCGTGAGGGCGTGGCGTCCGTCGCCGTTGCAGATTTCGGCGAGGAACTGCCGTGCGTCGGGGGCGAGCGCGACGGGGATGTCGCCATAGCCGCGTTCCCTGTCCGCCAGCGCCCGGTCCAGCAGCACGCCCGTCTCGTCGGGCGTGAGGGGCTTCAGCTCGAAGACGAGCGAACGGCTCGTGAGCGGCGTGTTGACGAACATCGAGGGATTGTGCGTGGTGGCGCCGATGAGGACGACCGTGCCGTCCTCGACGTACGGGAGCAGGACGTCCTGCTGGGCCTTGTTGAAGCGGTGGATCTCGTCGACGAAGAGGATCGTGCCGGGTCCGCCGAGTTCGGTGCGCGCGCGGTCGCAGACCTTGCGGATCTCCGCGACGTTCGAAACGACGCCCGAACAGCGCACGAAGTTCCGGCGCGTCGTCTTCGCGATGACCTCGGCGAGCGTCGTCTTGCCGCAGCCGGGCGGACCGAACAGGATGATGTTCGTGAGACGGTCCGCCTCGATGACGCGCCGGAGCAGCTTGCCGTCGCCGAGGATGTGGCGCTGGCCCACCACCTCGTCAAGCGTGCGCGGACGCATCCGCGCCGCCAGGGGTTCTGTCGAATGGACGTTCACGGAGAAGAGTATAACACAATTATCCGCACAACCGCCTAGTTGACATAATAGGCATTATGCGCAAGTTAAGGAGAAACGAAATGAGAGATCGTCTTGATAGAGTTGTCCGTGTCGGCGATGCCGTTTCGATGCGGTGCTATGATTATGGTACTGTCTTGCGTGTTATGGCAATTGACGATAATGTCATGTATGTCAAGCGGGCCTATCGTGGCCGCAAGATTTTCCCCATCCGTTTTCCCAAGCGGTCTTTCTGGCCGCGTTGTGATTTTACGATTGTTAACCGTTAAAGGAGTTAGTCATGAGTAGGAAACGCATCAAGATCGGTAAACGCCGCGCCCGCAAGGATTTTCGGCGCGGCCTCAAAACTGAAGTTAAGAACATTGCGCCGCCGCTTCAGCGTGGCGGCTATCGGATGTAGAAAGGAGGATAAAGTGAAGATTGATTGGAAGTCTCTTCTTAAGGAGATTCTGCGCGTGATTGTCGCCGCTTGTGCCGGCGCGTCCGTTGCTGGTTGTTCCATGTTCGGCCCTGTGGTCGGCATTTAACGCCGTTGTCTACATTGTTGGCAACCGAAGCCAATTCAAAAGGCGTAGGTTGTCAACATTGTAGGCAACTAAACCATGACATCATGAACTGTCTCCACCCCAGGATCGCATATGATACTGGCCGTCTGACGGCCAAAGGCAAGCGCGTCCTCACCTTCAAAGAGCCGCGCAATCTCGTGGAATCGCATCTGCCCTCGATGCTCGTTCCTTGTGGAAAGTGCCCAGTTTGTCTGAAGAAACGCCGTGCTGACTGGGTTTCGCGTATGCGCCTTGAAGCCCTCCAGCATCCCGTTAGCACTTTTGTGACACTTACCTATAACGATGAGCATTGTCCCAGACATCTTGAAAAGTTGGATGTTCAGAACTTCATCAAGCGTCTTCGTAATGTGCCCCGTGATTACGGCTTTCCGCCCTTTCAAGTTCGCTATTTCGCTTGCGGTGAGTACGGTAGGCGCACCCATCGTCCGCATTACCATCTTGTCCTTTTTGGCGTTGATTTGACCGCGCCCGAATGGATGCCGTATCTTACTGGCTTTAATCAAGGCAAGCCGCGCTATGCTTCCCGCGTCCTTGAACGGCTTTGGCCTTATGGTTTCAATGTCGTTGGTTCTGTGACTGATTCCAGCATTAAGTATGTCGCGAAGTATGCCGCTAAATTCTATGAAAAGAATGACCCTTGGAAGGAATTTAGCCTTAAGTCTATTGGTCTCGGTCGCTCCGTCTTCGTTGATGTGTCGCGCAAGGGCCGTGAATACCATTACCGCCTCCGCAAGGCGTTTTTCGACCGCTACCCCGATGGCCTCATCGCCCTTCCCGATTCGCATGGCGTTTCGCTCTGCAAGTGTCCTTCTTGTCTTGATGGCTATGCTGAACGGTTTGCCCCCGAACTTTACGAGGGGCAACGCGCTAAACGCCGTGCCCATGCCCTTCATGCTATTCCAGATATGCGCCTGCCCAGCGTCCGCAAGAGCATTATCTTAACTGATTTGGACGCCGAACTACGAAAAGGAGAACTAGACAATGCGTAAGATGTACGCTATCCGTGATAACAAGGTCGGAACCTTCGCCCCGCCTTGCCTCTTCGAGAATGATGCCACGGCAATCCGCGCCTTTGGCGACCTCGTGAGCCGTGACAAGGATTCGCTCATGCACCTTCATCCCGAAGACTTTTCCCTCTGGTCTCTCGGTCAGTTTGATACCGATACTGGCCGTATCGTCCAGACTACGGAAGACTTCCGCACGCTCGCCAATGCGTCCGATTTCATCAAGGAGTAGTCGCCATGTTTAGAGTCCGCAAATGCGGCTCTTGTGGGCTGGGTTTTCACCAGCCCACGAAGTGCCAGCAACATCTTTCCAAAATGTGTGACATTAACAACATGATTGCCCTCGCCATCGCTGGTGATACCTCGGTTATTCGCCGTGGCGGTTATGTCGATGTCTCGCAGATGCCGGACGATATGCAGGAAGTGCTTAATATCGGCAATCGCGCCCGTGAAGCGTATGAGGCCCTTCCTGCTGATTTGCGCGCCGTCTATCCGTCCCCCGATGTCTTCTTGGCCGCTCTCGGCAATCCCGAAGAGCGCAAGCGTCTGGAGAAGTTCGGCATTGTCAATCCTCCCGAACCGCCTCCTGCGCCCATCGCAGTTAAGGTCATTCCCGAAGGGAACGAGGGCGCTAAGCCCGAAGCCCACTCTTAATACTTGATGATATTATGAGTGGGTGACACAAAGCCCATTTAAGGAGTTCTAAAAATGTCATACAGTTTCGCAAACATTCCCCATGCTACGCCGCCTCGTTCGGTGTTCCGCCGGAATCACAACATCAAGACTACGATTAACACGGATTTCCTTTATCCGATTTATGTTGACGAATGTCTCCCCGGTGATGTGTTCAAGTTCAAGCAGCACATTTTCGCTCGTCTCTCGACGCCGCTCACGCCCGTGATGGACAACCTCTATCTCGATACCTTCTTCTTCGCCGTGCCCGTTCGGCTGGTGGATAAGGAGTTCAAAAGGCTCATGGGCGAACGCCCGTTTGGTGATGTGCGCAACGATTACACCGTTCCCCAGTTGGCCGTGACGCCGAAGTCTGGCAGTCTCTCTGATTACCTCGGTTTGCCGCTCCTCCCAGATGGCAAGTCGGTAAGCGTCTGCCCTTGGTGGCATCGCGCTTACAACCTCGTCTACAATGAATGGTTCCGCGATGAGAATCTGTGCCCCGCACGCCCGATCGCTGGGCTCCATGAGGACGGTACGCAGACCGAGGAGGCTGAATCCGATTACATCCTCTGTCGCCGTGGCAAGCGCAAGGATTATTTCACGGGTTGCCTCCCTTGGCCCCAGAAGGGCGAAGCCGCTGGTCTTCCCGTCAATTTCGCTGGTGCAACCGTTCATGTTCCCGAACAGACTTGGACGCAGTTTCAGATGTCCGGCTATGATGGTAGTGTAGGTATTGGCATTGGCTCTAATAATGTCGGTGCTACGACTACTAAGGCTTCCGCGTATATCGTTCCAATGTCTAGTGAGACTTTCGGTACGCAGATTCCCGCCAATTCGACTATTTCCGTTTTGCGTGATAGCATGGATATTCCCGTGACATTCCCGCAAACCGCTCAGGTCACGATCAACCAGTTGCGTGAAAGCGTTGCCATCCAGCATTTGCTGGAGACTGATGCCCGTGGTGGTACTCGTTATGTTGAGTTGATTCGCGCCCATTTCAATGTTGTTTCTCCCGATGCTCGCCAGCAGCGCCCCGAATACCTTGGTGGTACTTCCCAGCCGCTTAACGTGACTACGGTCGCTCAGACGTCTTCCAGCACGGATCAGTCGCCTCAGGGCAATCTCGCCGCGTTCGTGACTGCGAACAGCAATGCGTTTTGGACGAAGACGTTTACGGAGCATACTCTCATTATCGGCCTTGCCAATGTCCGCGCGGACCTCTCTTATCAGCAGGGCGTCCCCCGGATGTTCTCTCGGCGCACGAAGTATGATTTTTACTGGCCCGAACTCGCCAATCTCGGTGAGCAGTCCGTCCTTAACAAGGAGATTTTCGCGCAAGGTACTGCTGACGATGAGGAGACTTTCGGTTATCAGGAACGGTGGGCCGAGTACCGTTATCATCCCAATACGATTACTGGCCAGTTCCGTTCTACCGCCCCGGAGACGCTTGATTATTGGCACCTCGCCCAGAAGTTTGACAACCTTCCTACCCTCTCGCAGGAGTTCATTGAGGAGCATGTACCGATCGATCGCGTTCTCGCCGTCAATACCTCTGTTGCCCCGAACATGATTCTTGATGGTTGGTTTGAATTGGAAACGGCGCGCCTTATGCCGCTCTATTCCGTTCCCGGCCTTGGCCGTCTGTAGTTGGTTGGTTAACTGGAGTTTCGCCCTTCTCCTCAAAAAGGGCTTAAGGAGTTTTTATGTGGGAATCTATTGCTGGTGCTTTTGGTTCTGCCCTTTTGAGTGGGGCGGCTAATTCTGGTTCTTCTGCAGTCGGGTCTTGGCTTGGCAATACTAGCCGTGAGTCTCTTAACAAGAATATTTCGAAATCGAATTTCAAGATTCAGAAAAAGTACGACCTTTGGACACAAGAGCAGGATAAGGCTTATAATAAGTGGTGGCAAAATTATCTTTATGAACTTCAAAATAATGAGTATTATGAGTTGTCTAAGAAGTATGCCACTAATACGGCCAAATGGGCCGTTGATGGCCTTAAGAACGCTGGTTTGAATCCAATCCTTGCGGCTGGCAATTATAATATGTCGTCGAATCTTGGCAATGCTGGCCCTTCTTCCAGTCCGTCCGCGTCTACTGGTAAGGGTGCGGTTCGTGGTGCCGCCGTGTCTAGCGGTGGTTCTGCTGGCCCGGTTAATCTTGCCGCTCTTTCTCAGATTGAGGCAACTGCGAAGAGTAATGAGCGCACCGAAGCGGAGACGGATAATATCAAGGCTGATACTGACCTTAAGAAGATGGGTGGTACTGATTTTGGCCGCAATCTTATTGCCGTTGGTTCTCTTCTCGATGAACTTGGTTTGAAGAAACCGTTGAAGGAAATGGCCGTTAGTGCTTCTAAGTGGATGATGAATAATCTCGGTATTGCTTCTGATGGTGGTGCTTCTGCCAAACAACAGATTCAGCATGAACGACATCCGGCGGATAATCCCAATTATCCCGATGCTCATTTTCGTACTAATTCCGAAAAGGGTAAATGGGTGCAGGAGCAGATCGAGCAACTTTCTAAGGGTTCTCCCAGTGAGCAGGAGCGCGCGCGCCGTCTTCGTAATGCGCAGGATATTCGCCGCCGTATCTTTCGGCGTGAGGATTATCATCATGCCCAGCCGTATTTGTGATATACTGGTGTTGCTATGGAAAATTCTAGTGACGAGGTGGCTCGTACCGTTGTTCTCTTGGTTCGCCTTTTAAGGCTTCTTGTCTTGATTGGTGCTGGGATATTCGCCCTTTATGGTTTCGGTTTTTTTTGGGAAAAGTTGTGGCCTATTGACGTGATTCCCAGCATATGCTATACTGTCGGTGTCGTTCAGTTCAGAAGTTAACACAATAGGCATTATGTGCAAGTTGTGATTCCGCTTGCGGGCGGGTATCGGAACTGGTAAAATGACCACCAAACCAATGAGGTGCAATATATGAACGACGAACAGTTTCAGTCAGCCGCAGGCGAACCGGGAAACAAAGCCGCCGGACAAAACGGCGGCACGACGGCGCTCCGGATCTTCGACCAGGCGAACGGGATGAACGACTTCCCCGTCCTCAAGGCGTTCCAGGAGTACATCGAAGCCGAACAGGCGCGCGCGCGCAAACGGACGCTGGGGCTTTCGATTTTCTTCATCGTGCTTCTCGTCGTGGTCGTCGTGACATTCGCCGTGATCATGGCGGCGGTCATCAACCGTGACCAGCAGAGCCTCCAGGCGATCGCCACCCGGAACCAGGCCCTCTCGGACAAGCTGCTGGACATCGCGCTGCGCGAGCGGACGCCCGCCGCCCAGCCCGTCGTCAACGTGCAGCAGCCGCCCGCCGCCGTCCATCCCGACACTGGCGCCCAGGCGCTCAAGCCCGTCCTCGACCGTCTCGAATCCCTGACGGAGGCCCTGAAGAAGCAACCCGCCGGGACGGCGCCGCAGCCGGTTCCGATGGTCCAGCCCGCCGCCCCGCAGCCCCTTCCAGCCGCCGTCTCGCCGGAACTGGAAGCCGCCCGGCGGGGCGGCTTTTTATACTATGGAACCTCTGAATAAATCGTCTTCGGCTGGGGG